TGGTTTTACTAAGCGCAATGTTTACAACCATATCTTTTTCGCTGTCCCAATATCTTGGATCTACCGGGATAAACTGATTGTTCAATCTGAACATGTCCTGGCCTTCCTGGTGTTTGATTACCAAATGATTTACCAAACCGAACAATGTTTTCATACCGCCTTCGGCAAAATGACGACATATCAGTTCTACTCTGCCTTGTGCGCCACTTACTGTCGCGTTGACTGCGGCCCTGGTAGAGCTTTGCAAAGCATCCGCGTTTAATCCAGCTGCGGCCTTAGATACTCCGGTTCTATTTTCTTTGGCTTCGTCTAAGTAATTTAGTATCGGAAAAGCTTCTTTCCCGGAGAAAGGTATGTTGAATGGTTGAACCATACCTGGCGCTCTCATTCTAATCGGCTGGCCAATATCAGTATTTAAAACATCGTCTATGTTTACCTGGCCTTCAACAATACCCATTCTTGGAAAAATTGAATGACCAAGCGAATCCAGGGTGTCGCGCATGATTTGTGATTTTGCGGCCTGGATAGGTTTGACGTAATCTGTTGGACAAGAACCAATAGCCGTGTGCGGCTCTGGATCTGGACAAAACATAACAATCGGCAGTTCGTCCCATTGCTCTACATTGATAACGTGTAAGCCTTCACCGATAGTACAAACTCTTATTCTTTCGTCGATACCATCTTCATCTAAGTCATAAAAAACATAATGCTCAACGTAGAGTAAATCTTTGCCGCCATCGTCCTGGCGATTTGGAAAAACCATATTGTCAAATGGGTTTCTGGCTTCTTGCTCTTCGTAGGCATCAGAGTCTAAATAACTTGCGCCGGCCCCGGCATATTGCTCAACTTCTGCCTTGTCGTAACCCATAGCAACTAAATCAGAAACAGATTTCAGCATGCGGTGGGCCACATAACTTGATTCCTCTAACGAGCGCGCATGGCGAGCTATCAAGACTTCTTCTGGCGGGATAGATTCTATCGATACCTGGTTTTTCGGAATAATTCTTCTAATCGTTAAATCATAACTAACCGGAGTCTCTTGCGTTATCTCTTCCATAGTCTCCGGGTTCATAACCGTAACGCTTTGCATTTCGGCAGATTCTTCTATGATTTCTACATTCGGATCTAAAATTAAAGCCTGGTATTGTTCTGGCGTTATGTTTGTATAACTGTGAGTCTTTGCGCTGGTTGTATCATCCCAATAGGCTTTGACAAACCCGGTCTTTCTAACCAAAGCGTCTTTAAACACATCGTACAAAATAGAAAAGCCAGGGTTTTTTTCCTGGACAATATAATTTACATAATTCGTTTGTTGTTCGGCGAGCTGCACATCCTCTGGCCCGTTAGGTACAAACTCAACTATTTTCTTTGTACCAAAAAAAGTACGCATGATAGACGGCAACATAAACAGCACCGTATCGCGCACATCGGTAGAAACATAGTATGACTGCAAAGTGCTAGTCGGTTCTGGCTCGTTACCTAAATAATATTCTGTGGACTCGGCGCGTTCTTCGCCTACTTGTTGAATAAAGTCCCTAGCGTCGTCCATTTCCGATTTCAGGACGCGGGACAAATCGCGCATACGAGTTTCTTGTTCTTTCTCTTCTAAGATTTCTTTTTCTTCTGCCATATTCTAACCAACCCGAATGATCCTTGATTTTAAAGGTTTGCGAAAATTATACCCCATAAAGCTCTGACTACCACCAAAACTTACCGCGCTACTTGCCATCGTCAGCGCCAAGGCATCGGCTTTGTCTGGGGATTTGATACCGCGTTTTTTCATTTCTTCTTTGGATTCAATTTTTATTTTCCCGGAGGAAGTATATTTATAAACAGGGGATGCTAACTCGGCTACTAATTCATCGTCGTCTGGCAAACAACAGTCGCGGCCAGCTAACCATTCTTTTACTTTGAACCATAACTCGGCGCGCAAGTTCAAATAGTTTTTAGAAGTCGCCGGGGCCTCGGCAACATTGATTCCGCGCGCGGGCAGATTTTGTTCTGACAATCTGTCAACTACCCCAGCTCCCAGACCAATGACATCAACTAATATTTCTGAGGGTCTATCCAGGGCGGTAGTCTCGTCGTAACGATTTTTTATGATTCCGCAGAGCTGCATTAGATCCATTGAACCAAAAGTTTTT